TACGTTACAGCGCTTGCAACAGGCCACAGCGTTATCAAAGCTAAGTACTAGCTCTGGGGCTTTACTAACAGGTATCACGTGGTCTACTTGGTCTGCATCTGCCCCACAGTAATAACAGGTGTAGCTATCTCTAGCTAAGACTTGGTTTCTAAACTTATACCTGTAAGCCCTGTTTAATCTAGGGTCACCGCGTTTAGCCATTAATACCAACCCCGTTTCTTATGATGAGCTAAGGCTTTACACGCACTACCTTTATAGCGCTTGTCTATGTATCTTAGGCCTAAGTCTATCTGTTTATAAGGGTTTGTTTCTTTCATCTTTAACAGCTGTGGTATGCCATAAGCTGTAGAGTTTGGGTTTTTAGCTTTAGGCCGCCAATTACTCTCCAGAGTCCACAGCTTCTCAATACACTTAAATTCTTTATATTCACCTATCTTTATATGAGCATATATTTTATAAGCATCTATAGCGTTTATATCAGCCTTTACGGGTAAGGTCTGTAAAGATAGCAAGCCTAAGATTAGGCAGAACTGTAGCCCTAGCTGTCGCAGCGTTCGCAAGCTAGCGCCCTTCGGGGCTTGCGTTCCGCGCATACAGCGTACCCGATAAGTCAAGTGTAAAGCAATATTGTGGATAACTTGAGCGGGGCTTGGGCGTGTTGTCCACAGGTTTTTAGCCCCTGTGGATAACTTAATTGCGTACCTGCCTAGCGTTATCCACATCTACTAACGTTATATCTAGTAGCCCGCACCTAGTGCATTGTAGGCATTTAACGTTAGGTGGTAGGTGGTCAGACACTACGCGCTCTATCTGCAAGGTAGCCGTCTTGCATTGTGTGCATTTAGCCTCTATATAGAGCATAGTTTTTAACCCCATTATCTAATAACTATTGGTGTGAAAAATTGCATATAGTTAGCAAGCTCTAGGCGTACTACTAGCTTTGTTACATCTTCACGGACAAAGTGATTATGTACAATAGGCCTAAATGGCTGTAAGGCCTCTACAGGCACTATAAATAGGCCGTCTGTAAACCTAAAGACTAGCCGGTGATAGGCGCTTTCTAAGTCTTTAAACAGCGGCAATATGCTCATTTGTTGCAACTTTGTATAGGCTACAAAGGTAGGCTGTGTGTAAGAATAGTTACACCATAAAACCTCTAAATCACCTATGTAGCTTTCAAAGCCGTTACCCTGTTTTTCGTTTATGTGGAAATCAGTAAAATAATACTTAGGCGTAGCAGTCAAAACCCACGGGTAAACCGTCGTTAGATAATTAGCTACCTTTGCTTCACGCTCTAAACCTAACTCTGTCTGTCTAATTGGTTGCACGGTTAGCCCTCTCTGTATCGCTTAATAGCTCATCCGGAACAGGCTCACGCTCTGCTATCGGGTCTAGGTTACGTCCTGCCTCTAGCACTACCTCGTTATGGTCATCTGGCATTAACCATTTATCGCCATACTGTTTAGCCCATATTGGCGTGCATTGTTTAGCTTTTACCTTATCGCTACACATATAGCCCCTGTATGGCCTGCCTGTCTTACCTATGCCCTCTAGTAAAACCCTATGCCCGTGTGTACATATTGGCGGCTCTGGCATTGTCTCTGCCCCTAGCTTGGCTTTTAGGGCGCTTATTGACTTAGCGGCGCTAGGTACTGCCCCACCTGCTCCGCGTGTCTGTAATGGCGTTTGGATAGCCTCTACTTTCTCCATATCTTGCCTAGTAGGCCTACCAACACCGCCGGGGCTAAGCAACCCAATAACGCGCCCATAAGCAGACGTTACGCAATTCTCTACCCAGAAATTAGCATTTACGCCGCGGTCTGACCTAACCTCTAGCGCATAATCTACAGCGCTTGGTTTTTCATCTTCATAGTTTTTATAAGCCTCAGCTCTAACTAAGATATAGCCGTTTTTTAGGTCTATGTCCTCTATGTAAGCTACTAATCGCAAACCCGGGTACTCTGTACGCGCTCTTTTTATGCGCGCGTTTACATCTTCGTAGCCGTCTAAAAAGCTCATTTGTTTACCTCTTTAAGCGCCTTAGCTATATTGCGCCCTCTTAAATAGCCGTCACCGTGGCCCTCGCGGTATCCAGTACGATAAGCGCCAAGCATAAATAGCCCTACGATTAGTACAGTTAATGTAATTACTGCTAAATCAGCTAACATAAATCACCCTTTGTTAAGGCTGATAAAACTACTACACTAAGTAGCCCTCTCAGCGTGTAGTAAAAGTATGACCTATACCTAAGACATATTGCTAGCTTTCTAGCGGCGTGTCTTTCTTTGTGTCTTTATCAGCCTTAGATTTAAGCCCATTACCAGCAAGTACCCCGCCTAGAGCGCCTGTTAAAAATATAGCTAGGGTCTGTAACAGCTGTATAAAGTCCCTATCGTTAGGCGCTTGCGCCCCTATGGGTTGTGTTACAAAGACTAGGGCATATACCGCGCCTGTAGTTATAGTTAAAAAGGTTACAGCTAACACCGCGCCTATGAAAAAGATTAGCCGGGCGTGTATGTCCTCGGGCGTTAATTTTGTACGTTCTCTACTCATTAGCATTAATTAAGTCCTCTGTACATACGCCCGTTGCTCTGCATTGAGGCGGGTTACACTCTGGCTTTTCCCAGTTTTCATAGTTTTGGCACGGATACCTAACCCAGCCGTCATAGCCACACCCTGCTAAGAGCATTGTAAGTACCATAGCCCCTAGCAGGGCTCGCACTACTTAGCGCCTACGCCGTATTGCTTCTCGTTGGGCTGTACTGCCTTTACTAACGGCCCAATTAACCCGGCGATAAAGGCGTTAGCCAATACTTTAGGGTCTGTAATGCCAGACATATAAAGAGCTGCAACGCTTGCTAGCGCGGCGCGCCCATAGCTGTATAACGCTGCCTCTATTTGTTTTTTATTCATTTACCTAACCTGCTCTGCCCCTTAGTCGGTTAGCCCTTTGCTTAACTTTAGTATGCGCTTAGCCGCTTTCTCTGCATTTATGCTAACCTCAAAGTGCATTTCATCTTTACGGTTACGGTAATCCCCGCCCCACGTTAGGCCATACTTTTTTGCTAGCGCTCTAATCATAGGTACTTTTTCGGCTGGAAACGTGCCCACAGCTGCTAGCGGGTGTTTAGTTGCGTTTAGGTCTATAGCTGTACCGCTGCTATGGCAGCTAAGGCGGTCTGTACTGCCGCGCACCATACGGAAAGCATAGCCCCACTCATCTAAAGCGCCTTCATCTATTGGCTCTATTAGCGCGTGGAACTCAGCGGCAAAACCTACTAGCAAAGGTGCTACAGCCTCAGCGCATCTAAGTTTTCTATTAGTGCCGGGTACTGCATAACTCTTTATGCCAATTTCTGCCGGGTCTTTACTGGCAGGCCAACCGTTATAACTTGTTAGCATAATAATTTATGTAGGCACTTTCTTGAGGAATTGTGCTACAGGCCTAGGGCTTCCAAGTCAGAAACTGTTAGGCCAAGCGCGGCTAGTTTAGCCTGTGCTACTGCCTTCGCTTCTGCCTTTGCTTCGGCTTCGGCTATCTGTGCTGCTTGATAAGCAAGCCAACCTGCTTCAATTTCTGCTTCGGTTGGCTCTGTTTGATTAGAGTCTAACCATTCCAACTCCATTTCGCGGATGACAAATTCCGAAAGTGGTCTAATGTGAAAAATCGCTTTAACTTTTTCATCTTGTGTCATTATGCACCTATTTCCATAAGAGTTATTGACGAGGGGTTATTGCTGCGTTGGAAAGTAGCACTTCCGCCTACTTGTTCCATTTCAAATTGCAATTTGTAAGTTGTCGCGCTTGTTGTCGCTGGACTGTCTAAAAAATTGAAACAAAAGTTTTGACTAAGTTCAACGCCCGAAACAATCATTCCGCCAACACCTGCCTCGTTGCTGCGGTCATAAATTGTGGTTGCACCTCTTTTTAGTGCTGCGCCTGTGAATATATTTGCATTTCCCGCTCTCGCAATTAAAACATAAGCGTCTATTAAAACCAAGATTTTTGATGTGTTTAGTGTTGGCGTTATTGTTGCACTAATATTTGTATCAGTTAAAGAGGTTGCTGTTATGGCAACTGCAGTTGTAGTTACTGATTGAACTACTTGCAAAAGTTTGCCACCACCACTAGCAGGCGTTGCAAATTTTAGCCCTGTTGCCTCACCGCTATCCGCTGTTAAGACTTGACCATTAGTACCTACAGCTAAACGGCTAAACGCATCTGCACCCGTGCCAACTACTAAATCACCTTTAGCATCTATAGCAGTAGCCATAGAGTTAGTAATAGTTACTGTGCCGCTAGTGCCACCGCCGCTAATACCTGTACCAGCTGTAACGCCCTCTATATCACCTGTTGCGCCGCTAGCTGCCCACGCGCTACCTGTGTAATACCATAAGCTGTTAGTATCTTTAGTAAATGCAAATTGCCCTTCTTGTGGGCTAGTTATGGCGCTGTTACGCGCTGCCTCTGTAGCAAAAACTAATACGCCTTGCATTAAATAGCCGTTTACGTCCGCGGCTGTTAATACCTCACCTGTAGTAAAGGTCTTAAATCCTAAGCCCGCTGCCATTGTTACCCCCTTAGTAGGCTAAAACGCCTGTATCTAGCAGGCCGTATATAGCAGAGTCTAGTATAAAGCCGTCTATTATTGGCTCAAGCGTGGTCAAAACGACACGCCAACTGCCGGGCGTAATTGCCATAGCTACGCCAAACACCTGCAAAGTCTTAGTTAAAGTAGATGAGCCCGGTTGGTTTGTAGTGATAGTTATAGGGTCAAAAAAATCTAACTCTAGGGCGGCGATTATGCCGGCATTATAGTTATCTGTGTATAAATCTAGGGTAATGGCATCACATCTTATAGAGGTTTCTTTACGGCTAGCTACATAGGCTTGAGCGTAATCTAGGGCTACCGCGTCTGTCTGCATTAGTAGATTTTGTTGGTTATAGCTATGTGTAAAGTACTTGGCAATAGAGGCTGCATCTGTAGCTACCTGAGTAGTACCGCCTGTACGCGTAATGCTAGCCGCGTTGTATACCAACGTATCATCTAAGCGCCAAACAGCGTTAAAATAGCCTATAGCCGTGCCGTTATCGTTAAACACGGTAGGTGTACCGCCTATGCTAGCCGTGGTCACGTTTCTATCTTGAAAAACAAATGAGCCTGTAGCATCTACATAAAAAGCCCCGTACTCACTTAGGGTTACTGTGTTAAGGGCTGCAAGGCTAGTGCGCGCTGTGCCGGGGTCTGCCTGCATTGTAGTTAGCCCTGCATCTACGTCACGCATAGAGCTAGGCCAGCCTATCTGGTCTAATATTTGATTAACACGCGTACCGCTCAAATCTCCAGCGGTTGCCCCTGCTACCGTTGCTATCTGTGCATTTTGGGCAAGTCTAAACGCATCTACTGCCGTAATCGTGGTATAAGTAACCTCATCTGCGTTTTTAGGTGTAGTAGTAGTGTAGCTAGTGATAAAGCCGCTAAAGATAGGGTTGGTAGTACTAGCGTAAGTAGCTGTTATCTGCACTTTACGCATAGGGTCTAGCAAGCCATAATACGGGCCGCCTGTATTTTGTGGGTTAAAATCGCCGTTTTGGTCTACAATACGCATAGTGAGCGTACCTGTTTGAAATTGGTCGGCTTGTGGGTTACGGCCTCTATTGGTTTGTATTGTATCTACTACGTTAGACACATCTACAATTACTGACGCGCTATCTGCTAGCACGTTTGTATCTAATATGCCTGTATCTAAAATCATAGCTTGAGCAAAGCTAGGCCCGGTACTAAAGTTAATAACAGCGTTTATTACTGGCAGGGTCATAGCCCACCGGTGTAACGCAGCGGGTCACCTTTACGCTCTAGGTCTAATATGGCTTTTTGTACAGCTTGGCTTATTGTGTCCTCACTACCTACTACACCTGCATTAACGTTTACAATTATGTTATCTGCCATACGGAAACGGGCAGGGTCAAAGCCGCCAAAACTAGGCAACCCGCTAGGGCTTAGGCTTGCTGTAGCTATATCTAATGCGCGTATGCTTTCTTCTAATAACGCATCTGCTAGCGCTAGCTCTGACTCTGCCAGCATACTAATAGCGTCTGCGTGTGCGTCTACAGCTCTAATAGCGTTTGGGTCACCCGCTTTATAGCGGTCTAATATATCTTGCTCTAAATCGTTTATACCTGACCTATCTTGGCTAGGCATAATAGGGCTTAAAAAGTCAAACCGTGAGCCTGCAATTTCTAGCAATTTGCGTATAGCTGCATCTAGGTTATCTAGGTTTATAAGGTCTTTAGGCTTAAACTTTTCTAGTATTTTGTCTATTTCACCTAGCTTGTAGGTCTGGCCTGTAAGCGTACCTAGTATTGCTAGCTCTGTATTTAGTTGCTTAGACAGGCTAGTAGCGCGCTCTACATCTTTAGCAGCTATAGCATCTTCTAAATCTAACATTAACTGTTTAACTGTTAGGCGCTGTGCATCATTGGCTAGCTGTAGTTTTTGCTGGTCTGTAGCCGCTGTGCCTAGTTTTTGTATATTTTCTTGCGTTGCTAAAATTGCTGCCGCTATCTGTATCTGGTCTAAATCAAATACATCTTCACCCTTGCCTAAAG